TGCCCTTTTCGGGTTTGTATAAACTTAAACGTGGCATTAAAAATTCCTACTGTTTGTATATTTATCGTGATTGACAACTAGCCAAATAGATAGTATAATACAAAAATGGAAAATAAGATACAAACAAGTATGGATTGGTCTACAGTACAGCAACGTATAGAAGCACCTATACGTACTATGAAACGATATAGTCACGAAATGTGGAACATCAGTCATAATATTGGATTAATGGTACAAGATGTAAGTAAAGAAGAAATTAACTGCCGCAGATTGGGTAAGCAAACCAGATTACATAAAGAACTGGTTGACAAAGTCAACGAAGAGATAGCAAACTATGAACGTATGATGACATTTGCTGTTCTACTTGCGGGGTAAAAATGAAACACTCTTGGACACAGCCATCTTATCCGGATGGGAAATATAATAGATTATATCAAGCACAACGCACTATTAATCTACATAATGAACTAATTACATTAGATAAGTTAGAACCTATTACTGATGTTACAGAAGCAAAAAATATTTTAATTAAATACACACTACAAAAATAATGTTAATTATGACTATAGAAGAAGCGTACTCAGCAGTACAATTTTACAATCGTGATCTTTGGAAAGCCCTAGCGCAAATTAACAGTGAATGGGATGACATGGATATATACGATAAGACAGCATACAAAATGGTTAAACGTGAGTTAGAAAAGGAAATGACAAATGGCAATTAAGATTGATGGCGCAAAGAAGAAAGCTAAAGTAACTAAAGATCCTATTTTCTTAGATGAAAAGTACACAGGCACAGAGCCAGTGTGGGATACAGAACGTGCTTTGCTATTTACTGAAGAAGAATTTGATCATACCTTCCGTAAAGCCATGCGTTACTACAATTATTATTACAGTGTAAAAGATCTAAAAAAATATTTTGTAGAATGGTTGCGTAAACATCAAGGTAAAGACAGTGTGTACCATCAATTAGACAAAGAAACCATTGACTACTATGCCAAAACCAAAGATGGCCTAACGCCATTTACTGCCTGCGCTATTATTAAAGCACATACACAAGGTATGCCCTTACGTGATCGTCATGTAGAATACTTGTTAGCTACTGTAAAGAAAGTTATCCGGCTACAAGAAGAATTGGCAGAAGATGAAGAGCCAGTGAAAGCTGATGTAAAGGCACCTAAGATTGACGTAAAGGTACCTACAATACAAGATCGTATGAATGCTATAGCAGACAAGCACCAACTACATTTCTTAGAATTAGAAGATGATTTGTTTAAAGGTAAAACTGTAGATCCAAAAGCATATGAATATTTGTTAGCTAAAAGTGTAGCACCGGCAACACTAGCTAGAATACTAGCACCGTTTGAACGTAGCCGCGCAGAGTTCCTTGCGGCAAAAACTAGCAAGGATGAAGACACAGTTGATGCTTACGCACACCTTAAAACAGCTGACTACAAACGTTTAGAAGCTTTCTATACAGCATTGTTTGATGGTTTCGCTCAATATGGACAGGTTAAACGAGCAACTAAGAAAGCAAGTGTACGTAAACCTCCGCAAAAAGAAAAACTTGTTGCCAAACTTAAATATCTAAAGAATGATACTACACTTAAATTAGTGAGTGTTAGCCCTGTAGACATTATTGGCGCACAGGTATTGTGGGTTTACAATGTTAAAACACGTAAACTTGGTCGTTATGTTGCTGAAGAAATGGGAGGTGCGTTAAATGTTAAAGGCACTACTATTACAGGATACAATGATATCAAAAGCACACAAAAGACTATTCGTAAACCTGAAGTACAACTTAAAGAGTTTATGTCAGCTAGTAAAGTTGAATTGCGCAAGTTTTTAGAAAATATCAAAACTACAGAAGTTAAACTTAACGGACGTATCAACGAAGATACGATCTTACTGAAAGTAGCATAAACAAAATTATCCTGTTGTTGACGATAAATACTTGACAACAGGATAATTTAAATGTCTTTAATACCAGCAAATGTTTCGTCAACTACAGATACCTTAACACCTAATCTTAGTGTTATAACAGACAGTCTTTATAATCCGTCTACGGGCACAGGCGCAGGGCATATTGCGTTTGATGCTAACCTACAAGCACAGTTAACTACCGTATCAAATCTACAAAACGATATTATTGATTATATACGTCTACGTTTAGGTTATGGTATGATTGATGTTGAAGCCGACAAAGAACACTTTGACATGGGTATTAAACAAGCTCTTATCCGTTATCGTCAGCGCAGTTCAAACGCAACAGAAGAAAGTTACGCTTTCTTAGATCTACAACCAGAAACACAAGAATATATCCTACCTAACTATATTATGAACGTTAGACAGATCTTCCGTCGTGGTATTGGATCGGTATCTGGTACAACAGCTAGTCAATTTGAGCCATTCAGCTCTGGTTATCTAAACACTTATATGTTAGTTGCTGGTCGTGTTGGCGGTTTAACAAACTACGAACTGTTTGTTGACTATCAAAAGCTAGCTATGACTATGTTTGGTGGTTACATGAACTTTACATGGAACAAGGTTACTAAGAAACTAACTATTGTTCGTAAAATGCCATTTGGTTATGCTGGTGATACAGGCAATAATTCTGATAGTTTCCAATTTGAAAGTGTATTGCTGTGGGTTGAAAACTATAAACCGGATATTATGTTATTAAATGATCCTATGACATTCCCATGGATCCAAGACTATGCCTATGCTCTAACTATGATGTCAATAGGTCAAGCACGTGCCAAATTTGCTTCTATAGCAGGTCCACAAGGTGGTACTAGCCTTAACGGTGCGCAACTAATACAAGATGGTAAAGAGTTAATTGAACGTTTAGACGACGAGATTAAACGCTATGTTGATGGCGGACAACCATTGACATGGGTAACTGGCTAACCAAAACGCTAGACATAGTAATCTAACTGTAATAAAATAGTATATCAATTAGGAGTTTTTATGAGTTCTATCATCGCCATCTGCGGCTTTATGGGGTCTGGTAAAGACACTATCGCCGACTATCTAGTTAATTTCCACGGCTACAAAAGAGAAAGTTTTGCTAACAGCCTTAAAGACGCTGTGAGTGTAGTGTTTGGATGGGACCGTGAGATGTTAGAAGGTCGCACTAAACAAAGCCGTGAATGGCGCGAAACCAAAGATGAATGGTGGAGCAAGCGACTAAAACAAGACATTACACCACGCTGGGTCTTACAGTACTGGGGCACCGAAGTAGTACGTAAAGGCTTTCATGATGATATGTGGGTAGCCAGCTTAGAAAATCGTCTAGCACACAGCAAAGACGATATTGTTATTACAGACTGTCGCTTTCCAAACGAAATTAAAGCACTTAAGAACATAGGTGCTACAGTACTCAGAGTTAAACGTGGCCCGGAACCTGAATGGTATGAACATGCTAAGAACTATAACAAAGGCCAAAAATACATTGGCTGGGCAATTGGCAAACATCATCTAGACGAAGCGGGCGTTCATGCCAGCGAGTATAGTTGGGTTGGTAGCAAGTTTGATAAGGTTATTACCAACGACAGTACTATCGAAGACTTGTATGAACAAGTAGAACAACTGTTAAAAATCAGGGACCAAGTCGCCTTGACGCCAGCCTAGACCTTCATGAGCAACTTCAATCTGGCAGTTAGCACATATAGTTCGTAGATTGATATGATTACTATTATTTAAATTACCGTCAACATAGTAAACAAATAACTGTTCTCGATACTTTGATTTAAATCCGCACTTTTCACAGTGCGGTTTCTTTTTATACCCTGCCTTATGCCAACTAGGTATAGGTACTGGCAGTTTTTTCTTCTTGCGTATACAACCGTCACATCGACTCCTATAATATGTCTTTCCAAACATTTTATAGTTAACTGCCGCGGCCTTTTTACCGCAACTTTCACATAAAGGACGATATTCCATGCTAGTATTTATGGGCGAACCTTTAAAAGGGCGGTTTATACCACAAATTTAACCAAATATTAATAAATAGTTTAAAGTAACCCATTTAGAGGATCACACAATATGGCAACATTAAATTCACCAGGCGTATCAGTTAGTATTATTGACGAAAGTCAATACGCTTCAACACAAGCAGGATCAGTTCCTTTTGTGTTGTTAGCAACTGCCGCTAACAAATTAACACCTAGCGGAACAACTGCTACTGGCACAACTATTGCTAACGCAGAACAAATTATTACAGTAACAAGTCAACGTGACTTAGTTAATTATTTTGGTACACCTAACTTTACACTTGATGAAAGTGGTAACCCAGTTAATGGCGATGAACAAAGCGAATATGGTTTATTAGCTGCTTATTCATCTCTAGGCGTAACAAATCAAATGTACATTCAACGTGCTAACGTTGACCTAGGACAACTAACAGGTACAGCAGTTCGTCCAACAGGTACTCCGGCAGATGGAACATATTGGTTAAACTTAACTAATACAAATTTTGGTATCTATGTATGGTCTAATGAAGATGGATTTACACTAACTAATCCATTGATTATTACATCAACAGCATATACATCAGGTGGCGTTCCATTGAGTTCATATGGTTCAATTGGCCAATACGCTGTAGTTACCACAAGCTCAAGCAATCCAGTATACTACAAAGGTTACAATAACACATGGACACTGGTTGGTAGCACATCATGGCAGGATGTAGTTCCTTCTATTACTGGTAATGTTGCTTACCCAACACTTACTAACGGTGCTAAATTGCTTATTAACGGTTCTAATGTTACATTAACTAGCACAACAGTAAGCGGAGCTGCTAACGTGATTAACGCTGCAGCAATCCAAGGTGTGTCAGCAACAGTTAGTTCAAGTGGACAAATATTAATATTTGCTGATTCTACATCAGCAAGTTCAGGTAATATTCATTTACCAAACGGTCAAGTATCGATTGAACCAGGTTCAGACTATGGTGCTACAGATGCTGCTGGCCCATTGGGTTTACTAGCACAACCTGGTGCTTCTAAAAATGGTAACATTTACACATACAATACTCCAACAATTTCATTTGCTAGTTATACAAGTCCTCCAGCTTGGAGAACAACAGACACAACACCACGCCCAGATGGTTCAATTTGGTTGAAAACATCTGCTACTGGTAATGGCGCAAATTGGGCAATTGAAGAGTATAGTGCTACATTAGGTGCTTGGAATCTACTAAGTGCTCCACTATACAAAGATGACACTTATGCTATCTATGGTTTAGATCCAACAGCTGGTGGTTCTGGTATTGCTGTAGGCACAGTTTATGTTA